TATGCTTGTTTCACAAGCTTCCGGCTGTGCAAGGGAATATTACCCTGCTCTTAGAAGTTATACAGGTCTTCGTTTTATGAATATATCGCCTAGTTCGATAGATTTTGCGCAAAACTCGTTTGCAGTGGTTGACTTTTCTCTAATAAGAAACCTGAGTATTACCACCCTCAGACATGATCCACTGAAGAAACAAGACTTGGCGATGAAATTACTTAGGACTGCAACTTTCCTGACTCCCTCTGGTGAAAATCAGATACAGGATTATAACAACTTTGCTTCCCAATTTCTTGAGGACTGGCTTTTATTTACTCCTTTAACTTCCTTCCCAAATTCTATTGGTTCACAAATTCATATATCTGTCTTTTTTGATTTTTCTACTGTCCAATTTGAAACTCCTTTGTTACCTTTTGTTCCTTTTAATACGCTGGATTCAGCTAAACAAATTCTTCTTTATTCAACAAGTTTTAATCTGCTCAATCCGGATAGAGCATCCTTGCTTTTCCTGCCGGGTGTTGCTATACCTGATTCTGCTCCTCTTCTTACAGAAGAACAAGAAGAAAAACTTGAAGAAATAAATAAAAAATTAGCGAAACTAGTTCCAAGATTTAATGAAAACCGCTTTTTAAAATTGACAATTCTCCGGATTTATGTTAACAATTTCACCGCATCCACAAATTGAATAACTCTTCTTATAATGAAGACATAAATATGTTTTAGGCCTTTATGTTTGGGTATTATAGTAAGCTTCCGGTCTCAGAACGCCAGAAACTTATCATAGGTTGGATAATGCGTGAGGAATTCTCATTATTGTGTGGGCACGCACCAACTTAAACACAGATATGCCCTTTCTCTTGGGGAAAAGAGATAGGTAAACTATAATACACCAATTGCGGTCGATAATGCTTTATGTTTATAAACAAAAACTTTTTAAACTTTATTATTTTTGTTAGTGTCCCTAAATGTCATTACAATTTTTTGAAAATTGACCCAAACTTTGAAAAAACCCTTTTAGACGGGTATAAAATCTAGTTATGAATTCACAAATTACAAATGAAACTGTTCGAAGAATTCCCCAAACTGACAATGAGAAAGAAAATAGACTATCAGCCTTAGAATTTTCCTTAAAAGAAATTATGGCTAGTATAGTCGAAATAAAAGCGGAAATGAAAAAGCCTGTCGATTTAAAAACTTTCGATAGAGTACAGATGGCTGCTACTTCTGCAGGTGTAATGGAGCAACGAAATTCAATTACCGCATTGAATCTGCTCCACCAATATATAAATAAAAAGCCAATTCAACAACTGATTACCAAAAAGGGTCCTGATCATGAACCAGTTTTTTCTTGCTGTTTGCAAATGTCTATTAACACTCTTGACTTTACTGCAACATCAAAAGGACCCAATAAGACACAGGCAAGGAATAAGGCAGCTGACAATTTAATCGGGCGAATATTCTCAAAAATACGACTACCAGTTATATATCCTTCAGATAGGAAAAATTATGATTGGATCAACGCACATATCAATGAAGTAATTTTGAAAGATGATTCACCAGATGCCTTTACAACCGATCTTTTGAGAGAAGGTGTCGAAGCAAATCCAGGACCTGCCTTAATCATAAATTCATCTACCGTTCAAGTAATAGAGTCAGAAGAAAACTACTTGTTTAAATTCAACAACGGATATAGCTTTTCAGTTAACCCCCAAAATGTAATCAAAGTTGGGGATAAATACCATTTGACAAGCATTAGTGATAAAGTTTTTGGAGAGGTGTCTGGGAAGTTGACAAGACTGAACAAACTTATTTTGAGAGGAAAAGTAGTCATGGACTCAATGTCACGTACACCAGTATACTCTGATCATAGAAATTTTGATCCAGATCTTCGTGTCTTATTGAAGCCTATAGGTCCATTGGCTAAACATCAAAATGCAAGTACTTTTCAAGAGATAGTTCCAGAGACAGAAGGAGCCTTTTTGCGAGTCGATAATATTCTAATGTTACCTTCAAATAGTTTTAGGGTAAACTATGCTAAAACATGGTACTCTGCTGTTGAGGCAAAGGGAGCTTTATTGACAACATCTACGCTATACAGAAGGATTTTATCATCCATAAAAAATCAAACATTATCAGATAAGAACGTGATTCTTATGGCGAGCAAATTGGCAACAATACAGATGACTTATATCCGAATTCCAACAGAATATGAGTGTATCCTTGCGGTTTATTTAACACTATTACAAGATAACGTGTCTCGCATTTGTATGGATAGAAACAACAAACTCACCAACACTGACATCTGGTCAATTCATTCTACTCTTCCGGAGGTATTTTTACCTTATGGACCAGTTTATTATGGTAAAATCATAGAGTGGTTCACATCAAGACTTTTAACTCCAACTTATAAGACGATAACATATGAGAATGTTTTGAAGATTATAGAGTCGAACATATCCGACTATAATTTTGAACAAGATCCCAGTAAGATGTTGGACGACTTGAAAAGTGGGATTTTTAATCTTTATTCAAACAAGGTCAAACCAATTAGATTTGATCATCATATAAAGTCAGTTCCGCGTTACATCTGCAAAGATCTTGAAAAGGAATTA